CTTGGATTGAAATTCATTTGCGAAGTGGGCGGCACATCGGGAGGAAGCGCCCCAACGTGGCCCACTTCGGAGTACGGTACTGTTACCTCAAACGGGATCGTATGGAGGGCTGAACGTCGGGAATCGTTCGACGTAAGCAACTACATCTATTCCAAAACGGACCTTGGGTTCGATCCATTCGGGAAGTTGTCGGAAGCATTGACGGCGCTTCATTGCGCTCGTGGGGCCAACCGAAGAATTTTACTGTTGATGTTTGGTTTTGAAGAAGCGCGCATCAGTGCGTCTCAGGTTGACATAGTTTCGGCAGTAGAGAGCATCGCGGACTTCATGAATGCATTCGATATTGAAATCAAGTGTGTGTTGCCTCCAGCTTATTCTTCCTATAACACGTATTACTCCGGCACACTGGAACCCGCTTTGCTGTCTATCCCCACATTGTTGGATTGTGGGGATCTGACGTTGACCGATTCTTCCGGGGTGCTAGATGCGGAGTCCATCGCAATTGTCGGAAGAGAGTTAGGAAGGCGAGTGTGAAGGATCTGATTGCGCAACTCCGCGCATCCCCTGAGTTTCAGATGATTGTGACGGAACTTAGGCAAAACCGTCCGGTTATCCCGCGCTATGTCGTCGCCGAGACGACGCAAGAGCGCGAACTTTTGATCGAGCAGATCAAGTGCCAGACCTTTAAACAGGATGGCTTTGATCTGCTGTATCGACTGCTGACGGGCAGTAACCCGTAAGTCCCGCCGAGAGGCGACGACACAAAGGGCCGTTTCCGAAAGGAGCGGCTCTTTTCCTTTATGGAGCCGTGAAACATGGAAGAAACCCAAGAGCAGACGACGAGCATTGAGCCGTCGACTAGCAGCGAGCCGACTCTTGAAGACGTTTACAAGCAATTCAGCGTCGAAGAAGAGGCACAGCAGTTCCAGCCGCAAAGCAGGCAAGAAGTACCGCAGCAGACTCCCTATCAACCTCAGTCGCCGTATACGCCGGACCCTGTCATTGATGCAGACGGGTTCAAGCGTTGGGCTCTGAGTGTGGAGCAAGGGAACTCCGCGCTGCGTCAGACCCTTCAAGAAGTCCACGGTCAGCTAACGCAGTTCCAGCAAGAGCGACTCAGGGCCAAGGAAGAGGCGGACATCAGCAAAGCCGTTGCCTACGTCAATGAAACCCTCAAGCAAGACCCCGACTTCGTGGAAATTGCACTCGGTCAGAAAGCGCGGAAGGACCCCAAATTCCTTTCGCTCTACAACAACCGAGACAAAAACCCGAAGGCATGGGATGCAGCACTGAGGGCAGTGCGAAATGAGTTTGCACAGAAGTTCTCTGTGAAGACCGATTCGCAGTTGGCGGAAAACCAACGGGCGCTACGAACCGCTCAACAAACTTCCGCCACTACGAAGCCGGAACCGTCTGGAGATAACGCTCGATTCGAAGGAAAGATCGGGCGCGATTTCGAAGCCGAATGGTCCCGCTACGTTTCAAGTGGCTACTGACCTGAGGTAATTTGAAATGGCAATTCTCGTCTCTAGTACTACTTCCAATATGCCCCTTGGCGTCAACTACCAGTTGATGAAGGGGCTTCTGTCTGCTGCGCGCAAGAAACTTCCGTTCTTCAACGGAACGCTTCCGGGCACTCTCGACAAGAACGGCAGCACGGCATCCGTCAAGTGGGAACGTCTGGACAACCTGAGTCCTACGACTACCGCCATGACGCAGATTGAAGGCAATCAGTCCGCCTTCTTCGGTCGTTCGACGGTGCTTCCGGCGACGACTAACGTGACGGCTGCAATGGCCAAGTACGGTCAAGCGGTGCTTCTGACGGAAGAAATCGACTTCTATCAGATGAACCTGCGGGCCGCTCGGTTTGTTGACAACCTGGGCGCGAACGCTGGCGAGTCGCTGAACCTGCTGATGGAGTCCGTGTACAGCGGCGCATCGCGAGTTCGCTACTCCAATGGTGCTGTGGGTGGTGGCACGGCTGACACGAACGTCACAAGCATCATCTCGCTGAATGACATCAAGTGGTCTGTTAACACGCTGAACCGCTGGTCCGCGATGCAGTTCACGACGCCGGGGTATGGCTCGCAGAACTACAACACGAATCCGGTTCGCGCCTCGTACTACGGCATCTCACACGTTGACGTTGAAGAGGACATCCGTTCGATCACTGGCTTCATCCCGGTGGAACATTACGGCGGATACACGGAAACGATGCCGTTCGAGTTCGGCGCGGTGGGTGGTGTGCGGTGGTGTTCGACGGAAATCATCCCGGTGACGACTGGCGGCGGCACGACCTCTGCCGGTGGTATTCGTGGTTCGGGTTCTACGGCAAACGACATTTACTCGACCTACATCTACGGCAAGGAAGCCGTGGGCTCTGTGGGCCTGGGGAACATGCACGCCACGAACTCTTATGAGATGTACAACCCGAAGAACCCGCCTGCGGTGGAACTCATCACCAAGGCTCCTGGGCAAGTCGGGACTGACCTCTTCAACGAAGTCGGTTCGGCGGCATGGAAAGCATGGTTCGCTGGCGCAATCCTGAATAGCAATTGGATTGTGAAGGTGCGTTCAGGCGCGTCCAAGCTGTAACCGTAGTCAACCCGTGACGGAGGGGGCTTCGGCCCCTTCCGTTATTCGAGGATCGCATGGCACTAGACCCAAAAGAAAAGTGGGAAAACCGGCGCAAGAATTGGAAGTCTCGCGCCCATCTGCAAGAGAAGCGAGAAGAGAACGTGCGGCAATTTGCTGCGTCGCAGGCTGTAGAGCCCGCGTCTCAGCCGGAGCCTGTATTTGTGGCCGAAACCATCAAACTTCCTGAGACAGAGACGAAGCCTCAGGCGGACGAGCCTCCGAAGAAACGCAACGGAGATATCGGAATCGGTGTCGTCGTCGGCGGGAAACTCATCTTCATCGAATTGCATTGGCGCGGCATGGAAGGCGCAATCATGCCGACCAAGTTGAACGCGCGAGACCTGCGCGAGATGTTCAAGAAGGCGCTATCGACACTAGGGCGGATTGAATGACACTCCTTGAAGCTGTTAATCGGATTTTCAGACTGAATGCCATCATCAGGGGCGACAATGATCCGATCACCAGCTTTTCAGATGTGCAGCACAACGCATCGATGCAACTAGCCATCATCGCCGTGCAAGACGAGATTGGCGACCTGGTATCTGACCGGCTCATCGGAAACGAGATGGCGACTGCGACGTTGTCGACCGTGGCCGGCACGCGCACATACTCACTGGAGACGGATTTTGTTCGATTCTACGGAACGCCCCATTTTTACCTGACATCTGGCAATAAGCAGATCTACGAATATCCGGGCGGGCTCGTCCAGTTGCAGACAGACATCTTCAATTATGCAACCGTCAGCGGAGAGCCGAATTGGTGGTATTGGGAGCCTTCGACAGCGAAGAAGGTTGGCTTCTATCAAGTTCCGGACGCGGCATATACCTACTCGTATGACTATGAGCGGTCTGTCATGGTGGAAGTCGCATCGGACACGATGCCGTTTCATAACGACGAAGAGAACTACGCCTTCTGCCAAATGGCAGCGCGCCGGTTCAAGTTCATGTTCGAGGATGTGAAGGGCGAGGCAGACATCCAGGCGATTCTTGAGTCTGATGTGTCTTACCGTCGCGCCCGTGTTCGTCTGATTGCCTTCATGCGCGGGCAGAATCCGTCGCGCAGATATCGAGCCGTCTACGCATGAAATGGCTATTCAGCGGCGGGCTCAACGAGAACCCGATCCCGTCTGTATTTGAGGCTTCCGAAGGCTCCTGCAACTTCGAGCTATCGAAAGACTCCTACGCACTGAGGCCGCGCAAGCCGTTTGACTTGAAGGCAACAACGCCAAATGCGCAGCCGGTGCAAGGAATCTTGCAGCTAGTGACGCGGGCGAATTCCGTTACGACGCTTATCCAGGCGGGCGCAACCGTCTACACCTGGGATGGAGCGTCTGCGTTTACGTCCGTGGGAACGGTGACCACGTCATCACAGTTGCGCGACTGCTATTGGTCGCTCGGCGACTACATCATCGTAACTGACATCCAGAAAGCAACGGCGGTCAAGAAATGGGACGGCGCCACTTTTTCTACGTTGACTACCGGACTTGCCGGAACCCTCTATGCGCGGTATGGAATCGAGCATCGCGGTCGGATCTGGCTGTTCAACGTCAAGGAAGGATCTACAGACACTCCGCATTTGCTCGTTGCGTCTGAGTTTGAAGATCCCACCTCATACGATACGACGAAGCGCGCGGCAGTTTCTGCAAGCGGGTTCGTTGATGGCAATGAAGCGTTTTACATGGTCACGCCTGACTTGCGGCCGATCAATGGCGTTGTCCTGTTTCAGAATCAACTTGTCATTTCTACCGAATCTGGGCGTCTTTACGTCCTGACCGGAAGCGACGCGACTGACTACGCTTGGCAGGACTTCTATGTAGGATCAAACGCCATCGGCACGGAGTCCGTCGTCAACATCGGAAACGATGTGATGTATATGAAGCGTGGCGGGAATATCGACACGCTGGCGAGTACGCAGAATTATGGCGATGTTGCGGCGGATGACGTGTCGAGATTCATCCCGAATACGGTATCCGGGCTGACGGAGGCGATTGCCGTATACGATCAGCAAAATCAAAAGGTCTTCTTCTTCATCGGCGAGAAGATACTTGTCTTCTTCAAGAACGCCGCGATTGACGGTGTGCCGATCACGACTGCCGGAGAGAAGGCGCGGCTGTCTCCTTGGTCGGTATACAAGACGCAGATAGCGAGCGCGTTTGATACTGCGGCGGCAAAGTATTGCAGGTTGCAGGGAACGACGGATTACACGGTGTTATTCGGCGGTCAGGCGGGGCAGATATACGACCTGAACGGGGCCGGCTCTGGTGATGCTGGCACAACTGCCGTGCAAGTGTACAGAACGACGCGGCTTGTCGACGAAGAGGACGGGATGAACTTCATGTCCTCGATCACGCAGGGAACTGTGCAATATCGACGCATCCGTCCTGTTAATCTGACAGTTGAGTTTGACTATGCGGACGAATACTCGCTGACGACTGCGACGATCCCATTGAAGGGCGTGCCGGTCGGGGATGATGCCATCTATTTCGGTGGCTCTAACTACTTCGGCGACAGTATCTATTTCTCGCAAGGCTTCACGTTCACTCGTCGCATATCGCATCAATCCTTCTCCGTTGTCGGCAAAGGCAAGGGGGCGCGACTTGGTGTGTATGCAGAATCAATCTACGACTTCCAGGTAGACAACATCGATCTTGAAAGCTAACCGCGACAGGCTGTTCCGAAAGGACAGACCGTTTATCCGGCAGTTTGAAGAAAAGGACCTTGGGATTCTTTGGGCGGCGTACAAGCGCGGCTCGTTTGAACTTCCTGAGGGGCTGGATCAAACGCTGTTCCTGGAGACGATTGCGCCTTACCTGAGGCAATGGGATTCGCTGTTCCTGATAGAGGACGACAGTAACGCCTATCAGTCGCGGCGCGGTGCCATTGGGCTTGTGGGCGTTGTCACTGATGGCTGGACGATAGAGCCTCACGTGGAGTGGTTTGCATGGGCATCCTCTCGCAACATTCTCCGGGCCGCTGTCGCATGGTTCCAGAAGGTGCGGCACGACAAGCACGTTGGCGCGTGCCTCGTGCGCGTGAAAGACAGGAACGAAAAGTTCTTCACCAGACTCCGGAAATACGGAGTGCTCTATTACGTTGGAAAGGTCGCAGGCGGATATGAGGGGTGTGACATGGTGCTGTATTCCGTGAGGGGCAAGAAATGTCCGGCGTAGTGAAGACGATTGCAAAGCCCATTCAGTCCCTCAGTAAAGGGCTTGGAGACATCACCGGATATAGCCAGCAGCAGCAGGCGCAGAGACTGGCAGAGGAGGCGGCAGCGCGCTCGTTGGCCCCGAGGTTCACGCAATATGGGTCGTCTACGAACCCCGGGACGGGCGCAACCGTTATTGATCCGTCAATCCGCGCCATGCGTGAGTCTTCGCTATCTGGAATCCCTGGTTATCGCACGGGTTATCAGAGCGCACTCGGTACATATCAAACCGGAGTCGATGACTACTTGGCGCGGACTCGCGGATATCTCGGTGACCTGAATGGAAACATGAATCCGTACATCCAGGCGCGCGTTAATCCGTTGCTGGAGCGTGCGTCGCTTGGTCGCGGATCGCTGGAGCGTGGGCTTGCACTGCGCGGCTTGGGGGGGTCTTCGTTCGCGGCGCAATCGCTTGGTTCCTACGACACTGCCACGTCACGGGCGGAAGCGGATCAGCGCGCGCAGGCGCTACAGGAGTCGCTTGCTGCACGTGATGCATTGTCTCAAGGCATCCTCGGAGCGCAAACAAATCTTGCTGGCGCGCAGTCGGGAGTCATCGACCAGAACCGCGCACTGGATCAGCAGTTGCAGACGGTTGCACAACAGAACTTGCAGCAGGAACTGTCTGCACTGGGTCTTAGTGCGCCAGACATCCGAGCGATTCTTGGATCTGCACAAGCGTTGTCTGATGCCGGAAAGAACAAGGCAAATCTCTTTGGTCAGTTGCTGGATGCGGGCGGGTCGTTCTTGAAGGGGGCGAAGTAATGGCAAGTTTCCTCGACGAACTGTCGGCAGGACTCAAGACGGTCCCGCAGAACTTGAATCTTGAGGGCACAGCGGCAGGATTCGGGAGGCTCGGAACTGTCATCGGGCAAGGATTTTCCGAGAATCGCGGCACTATCGGCGATCTATTGCAAACGGCGGGCCGAGCGATTTCGCCTATCGTCTATCAGCAATGGAAGCAGGCGCAGCAACGACAGCGCGAACTTGTCATCCAAGGCACGATCAACGCAATCGAGAACGGATCGATTGACCCTGTCAAGGGAACGGCAGTGCTTCAGAAGATGGGCATTCAGATGCCGGACGGTGCTGGATTCGGGCCCGGACCTGGTGCGCGGGAGCAATTGCGCCGAGTCGAAGAACAGAAGCGGCTG